TTTCTAAGACTCTAAGAGCAAAATTATAATCATTGTCAAAACCTCGCAGCTTTTGAATTAATATTCCGCCATCGCGTGCTATAGACCTTTCAGTTAATGCTTTAAACTCGCAATAACTCATGTCTTTTGACGCGGTGCAGTTTCTAGGTTTTTTCCATTCCTCCCATGCCTCTTCAATTATTAATCGAGCTTGTGTATCTTCCCTGCCTGCACCATTTAAAGCTAAACTTTGAAAAGTAAAACCAGAACCAACTATGTTAGTCACCCACTCATTTAAAAAACGTACCACATAAGGATTCGACCGCTCCAAGTCGCGTGTCATGTTTCGCAGGCGACTTAATCCACCACGCAGCTCAGTATTTGCATTTGATAAACTTGCGACCCATCCCTCCTGCAATTGTTGCGACGTTACAGCTGCATAACCACGCTTCTCACTTTTTCTTAAAGTCAGTTTGCCGTTTTTTGGATTATAATAATATTTTGAACTCATCCTTTTAAAATAATCCTGCCTTTGCGACGGCGCGTGTCTTCAGTTAAAAGTTGTTTTTGACGATGCTCTCGATTAACGCGCATTTGGAATCGATCAAGCAAACGCTCTAATTCTATTGCAGGAACTTTTGTAATGTCTTGTCCTAGTATTGAAATCGACTCTTGTACGTCCTCGAGTCTGTTTTCCATTGCTGCTTTAACTAACCTCAAACACTTTTCGTTATATGACTCAACATAAGGAGCTTCTGGATTTGGCCTAATTTCAGTCGACCCGGTTTGAACTGTTTTGGATGTTGTTGTTTTATTTACTCTAATAGCCCAGTTCCATCTCCCCGGTTCTAATAAAGCACATTCACCGGCCGTAACTGTAAAAACAAATTTTGTGCCTGATGTTGTTCCAATAATTTTGACAGATTGATTGCCGGGTTTTTGAAATACAGCAATTCCCTCCCATGAATCATTGGCAGGGTAATCAGTGAAATCCGATTCCCATGAAAAAGAGTCGCCTGCGTGAATTTTGGATTTTGGAGCAGTATCAGCCACAAATTAAAATAGTATGAAGCGCGTTTCGGGATAGATCACGACTTAGCAACTTTTAATAATCGTATTCGCAAACCATTAGCTGATTTATATTTATCAATGAGTCG